TGCTTCATAAGTAAAGGTACGGTCGCTGGACACCGTTATATTTTGTTGTCCATTATACTTACTATTTTGTATTATGAGTTTATTTGATGGTGAATCCCGATCTTCAGAAATTTCTCTATTGACTGGTAAGTTGTAGAGATCTTTGATTGGAGATAATCTATAGTAAAGTGTTTCTGGAGTATCTTTCTTTACTCTAAGAGTAACTTTAGCATCTGTTGTTACACCAACAGTACCAGTTTTCGTTACATCAAAAGTTCCGTCATCATTAAGGGTGCCTACTCCTAAGTATTCATTTATGAAATTCTCATCGGTATAGAATTTTAAATCAAATGCTGGGAAAGTCGTTGCATTTTGAGTATATGATAAAGTGTCATCAGATAAGTTGAAGTTTACAATAGAATTTTTATATAATTTTATTGGTGGATTTACTGGATAAATTTCTCCACTACCTGCTGTGCTAATCGCAACAAAATTAGGTAAAGATTTTGTAACTTCAAATTTATCATTAGTTAACTGAATTGTGTCTTTATCAACAACATAAACAAAGTATTCAGTATCAGTTTCCAATCCTCCGGATGAAGACTCTGAAATATGAATTACTTTTTGACCATTCTCTAAACCATGATCACTGAGACTTATTGAACTTCTTACTGGAATTACATTTGATGTGGTGGTAAATCCAGCAGTTGTTATTCCACCAGAGGTAAATGCCAAACCGGTAACTATGGATTTTCTGTTAGCTCTGTTGTAGAGTACATTGATCGAAGTACTATTTTCTGGATTTACATTTATAGTGACAGTATCATTATTCAATAAACCATGGGTTCCTGCAGTTGACACAGTTACTTGATTTTTTTCAATTTTTCCTTTAATTACTGGATGTGTTGTTTTAAAACTATGATATGTACCAGTTCCTATTCCGAGGAAATGTATAAGACCCTGATGTGAAGTAGTGTCTGCTACTCCAACAAAAGATCCTGTGGTGCCAATACCAATCTTCACTGTAGAAAGACCAATAAAATCAACACCAAGGTTTGCTACAAATAAAGATGAATGTTGGTTGAGAAGTGTGGTATCTGGGTCCGTGGCCGCAATACCAACATTTGGATTAGTAGCTATTCCAATAGAACTTCCACCATTTGTTTGATATGTTAAAACATCTCCAGTTCGTAATCCGTGATTCGGAAGGAAAATTCTTCTAGTTTCAACAAAAATTTGAGTTTTTCCAGATCCTGGATTAGAAATTCCTAAAGTCGTTCCAATTCCGACTGATGTAGAAGTGCCTTGAGACAGGCCAACTGCCTCAGCAGGATTAAAGTAATATTCTTTGTTGAGTTTTTGTGAAATAACAGTATTAATTCCAACAGCGAATAAAACTTTTCTTGGTAAAACCTCCAATTTAGAAGATTCTGTATGTGAAGTACCTACAGTAGAATTTTCTTGTCTTAAAACTCTAATTCTTGAAGTAAATCTATCAACATTCAGAATTCTGACATTTTCATTACCAATCTTGAATATATCATTTTCAGCTGCCATGTTTAAATCACCGATAACTGAGAAATAAGTTACGATTCCAGTAGCGCCAATATTATCAACTGCTTTAGTGAGTTGTAGTCTTGTCGTATTTACACCAACAGTGATAAAATCACGCAATTCCGCAGATGTGGTTGTTAATCCAGATATAGTAACAATATCATTATTCAATAAACCATGAGGTGATGTGTGTATTCCTAAGAACTGGGTAGGAGTTAATCTGTAAAACTCAACATTATTCAAGGTAGTCGTATTGACACTTACCGTTCCAATTCCTTGTCCAGAAACTTGAGTAACTGATCCACTTGGAACAAAAGAATTGTTTTCTTGTTTTTCAAAGACAATTTCATCACCAACTTGATGATTTTGTCCACCAGTTAAGATTCCTATAAAATCTACTGAGCCTTTCTTAACAAATTTTATCTGGGATTCTTGTTCAACTTCCTTATAAGATTGTTTTACATAACTATAACCACTATTTTTTTCCTCTAATGAATATGGGAAAGTATTTCGAGTCCAAGTAGTTTCATTTAAGTCAATACGATCTTGTCTAGATCCTGGATTATAATTAAACTCATTTGGAGTTGAATAGAAACTATTTCCAATTAAATAAGGGAATTTTGGTTGTTTAAAGTTTTTAAAGATACCATCGCCAGAGGAAACAGAATCAACGGTAGCAAAGTATGCATATGTTCCATTTGGATACTCTGGAGTGACACAAAATCTTCCATTATGTTTGTCAAGGAAAGACTCATCAGTATTTTCTAACCATAAGAAATCTTCAACGAAAAATTCTGGTGGGAATTCAGAGGTTGGTGGTCTGGTTACTTTCAAATTTAAGGTATATCCAGATTTCATTTGAGTTACAGATCCACCAGCTTTAGTGGTGTATCCATAAGGACCATAAATTGGATTTCCATCATATGCCCATCCAATTATGGGAGAGTGAGCATCTGAAGTGCTTTCAGCACCATTAACCAAAGTTAAATCTTTTTTACCAAATAAAATTTTACCATCCGCAGATGATCCATATAAACTAGATCTCAGTGGTCTAGGTGCATAAACATATCCACACTGCAATCCATTACGGTTAAGAGGTTGATCAATAAAAACATCATCTGGAGTTATTTGTGGTAAAGTTTTTCTAAACTTATTAACAGTCCATCGTTGAATATTTGGTTTGAAGTTTGCGGATTTTCCAGAAGTTACTACATCAACAGAAGTGGTGGATGATCCATATCCAGCACCAGAATTAGCAATATTTACTGAAATAATATTTCCTGTAGAGTTTAATTCTGGAATGAGCACAGCTCCTGTGCCGATTCCAAGAACTTTGATCTCTGGTGCAGTATTGTAGTCAGTTCCTGCAGCACTAACGATAACATCAGTAATTCTTCCGTTAGTTACAACAGGAGTTATTTCACATCCTCTACCAGAATTCAAGTCTATTAGGGGAGGTCTTTCATAATTTAATATATTAGTGACACCATATCCTACGCCATTATTTTCTAAGAAAATATTTGTGACTTCACCTCTAATAATTGGTTGAATTTGAGCTGCAAAGGATTTACCTTCAATACTACTAATTCCTAAATTACCTGAGATTGATACTGTTATATCCTGATAGTTGAAAGAGTGCTTTCCAGATCCAATATTATCAAGATTTTGATATTGTTTAGTTGTATAATAAAAATCGGATTGAGTAGATCCAACACCAACTGCAGACAGTTTAAATTGATCATCATTTAAAACAGTTACATAGTAGTCTGTAGAATTTGTCAATCCTCCTATTACAGTATCACTTGTAGTGTACTTTAAAATCTCTCCACTATTATATCCATGATTTTTAATATTGATCAAATTAAGAGCAGTATTTACTCCAGCAGCTACGCAACTAGTTTGCCTATTTTTATATCCACTACCACTATTTGTTACATTGATAGAACTTACAACAGATTTTCCTTCTAAAGAGTTGAGGGAATGAAATCCTTCACCAAAATCAGTAAATGTAACAGTTCCTATTCCAACAGAAGCTTCGCTTAAATTTTTATGTAAAGTTAAAGTATAATCATTAACAATATTTACATAATAAGTTGCATCAGTGTTAAGTCCAACAAGTGCTTTTTTGCCAAAAGTCTTATAAACTACTTTTTCTCCATTTCTAAATTTGTGCGTAGTAGAGAATCCAATAGTAGAAGTATCAGTACCAAGTCCAGCAGATCCTATACCACTAGAATCAAAAGTAACATTATGGGGAACCGTGACCATTTTTGCTTCAGCGGTCGCTCCTTCACCAGCCCCTCCAGAAATCTTGATTATGGGAACATCGAGATAATCAAATCCAGAATCAATAACTCTAATTTCTTTTAAGTTACCCTCAACCCCACAAAATCCTGTTGCACCTGTTCCAACTGAATCAGTAACTCCTAAAACAGGTGGATTAATTACATCGTAATCTTCTCCACCATTCGTAACTGAAATAGAGGATAATTCTCCATAAAAACAAATATCTGTTGATTTATAATTTAAAACTTCAACACCATTGATTAGCATGCCATTATATCCTGGCATTGTTTCGTATTCTTTTCTATCTTTATATGGAGTTTTTACTTCTCTGAGCAGTTGTTGTCCTTCAATCTTTCTTTCATAAACGTCAAATAACTCAAAGTCATTACTTTTGATAGTTACAGTATCCGTAGAACCTTCTACTTCCACAAAAAGACCATTATGAATATTTGCCCTACTTCTAGCTAACTTAATAGTGTTAGCGTCTACTCTTTTGACAAAATATGCCGCTTCATCAAATAGAGAACTAATAATATATTCCTGATCAATAATTGTGCCATCTGGTAAGGTTCTTTCAACAGAACCTTTTTGTGGCGTGTAAATGATCTTATCCCCTGTGTATAAATTATGATCAACCCCGTCTGTAATTTTTATATCAGTGCTTCCAACAACAAATGTTCCAGAAACAGTAAATTTTTGAATTTTCGGATCCATTTTTGTGTCTGGATCTGATGGTAATGATGAAGATGCTACAAGAACCTTAGAATAATTTGGATCATTAACAATAGTAGCATGTGGGAATGGTGTATGCTTCGCTCCAACCATTCTCTCACCAGTCTCTGGGTGCTCATGAGATGGACCAAAGTATGGTTTTCCATCAACAAATCCACCATCTGGTTTTAAGTAGACATTTTGAACATTTGCTATTAATGAATTTAAATCAGTGTGTATATTAGAGTCAACTTTTCTAATTTTTCTAGTTACTCTCGATATAATACTTGCATTGGTGATTCCAGTTCCTCTGAAAAGGCAAGAGTTACTACCAAAAATATCAGTAACTACAAATTCGTCTGGCAATATTAGAGAATTTTCATCAGTTAAAGTTAACACGTCTCCTATTTTGAGGACGTGATTATCTTTTGTTGTCAATTTATAGGTATTATTAGCCGCATCAACAAGTACAAGACTCTCTACATCATAATATTGTGCCGAATTAAATAACCAACTATTTTCTTTTATAGACGATCCACGTTTTCCTAAAGTTTTTATTTTCGTCTTAGAGCCTGTTTTTTGATAGTAAGTTTTCTTTGGAACATTGACATCATGTAAAACAGATCTAATCTTTATTCTAACTCCATTATCAGCAGAATTTCCAACAAAAGCAAATGTATTTTGATCAATTGCAGTCCCATCATTTATTTTTGAAGTGATCCCATCAGTATCAACATTTAAGAATTGATTTATAGTTTTATCACTATACGTACAAACTCCAACAGTTCCATTTGCATATTGGAAAGTTAAAGTTCCTTCCACTGGAAATCCAACAGTGGTATCAACATCTATGAATGATTGACCTGGCTCAACATTTCCAATTATATAAGTTTTTGGATGTGGAGAAAAGTCTCCATATAGCAAGTCAGATGATCCATCATTTTGAGTTAAAGATCCATCGACGGCTATCTTATAATATTCTTCTGTCCCAATACCAGAGTGAATTTTTTCTACGCTGGATATTGGGGCATATGCTTTTCGGATATTCTCAAATTCATCCTGGAAAAGAGTCCTGTTGAGTAGATTTTCAGGATCTCCCTCTACAACCTCAACGATTAAATTCCTATCTATTCTATAATTAGCATCTGAAGGGGTAATTACAGAATCAATAGGACGAATTATTTGGGCACTTTTTCCATACAGAGCTTTGAAAAGAATTTCAAAAGATTTATCAGTTCCTCTCGAAGAATAGAAACTTTTAGAATTTTTAATGAATGATCTTTGATTTAATTCAGAAAATAACTCTTTATCACTTAATCCAGATAAAAGTTGCTTCTTTGTTTTTCTTAAAAACTCATCTAGGAAGAGAGCAGTTAAATTTTCAACTTTAGTATATGGTTCGTGCGCAGCTGCAACCGTATTATCAAAAACTAGTTCTTCAGAATCATTTGGATTATCAAATGAAGTTGTTCCAGAAAATCCTCTGATACAAGTTTCAAAAGTTATATCTGTTTTAAATCGATAATATATGATTTCATCGTTAATTCTGATTAAACCGTCAGAATCTGGAAATCCTTCAGTACTTTCGACGTATATATTACCAACTCTAAATTGATCAAGTGGATACGTCAAATACGTATCTTTAACATAACTATCAGTGGTGGTTCTTTTTATGTATTCATCAATATTTTGAACTATATCAAGAGAACCCCCTTGATATTCCTGAGATCTATAGTACCTTGATAAAAATTGCCCAATCAAAGGAAATTCTTCCCTCACATAAGAGGGTAATTGGCTCTCAACGATAGAACTAATTTTTACTCTGTTTTCTTTCATTTGTTTCTGTTATCTTACGATATTTCCTGCACTATAGCTGGAACTGACTGTGTAATTGGAACCCGATGGACTTGATCCTGAACTGATCTGGTCAACAACCATTTCAACAGATGTTTTATCTAACTGGAGATAAAGGTCTTGCAAACCAATAACATCATTTGATAGTGGGCATGTGGATATTTCTAAGATTTGTTGACTGTCTTTGGTTTTGCCTGATATAATATTGATAGGATTCAATGTTACCCGACCTTTTTCATAATTTACTAGACCAACACCACTTCTTCTCAGAATTGGAGTTTTGGACTCTGGAGTCTCCAAAGAGAATAAATTAAGGACTCCAGTCTTCTTATCAGCGTTAGGAACGTCAGTAAGATAAACATCCTCATTAATATCTATCACCCTAAAAGCAGAGGACTTTATGTTGTACCCATTCATGGATTTAACATAAAATTCATTTCCAAAATCAACCGCATATTCTGCAAATTGATTCAATGCTAGCCTCAAATCCCTTCTAATGTTAATAGTCGTTATGTTTGAGGTTATTGCAGAGTGACTTTGGTCAATCAGTCTTAAAAATTGACTATATTTAAATCTTGCACCATATCTATTTAATTCACTTGAATCTGCATATTTTGTAATATTATTTTGAATCTTTGTTGCTAATTCGCTGGCATTTGATGCCAAACTTGGATTATAATATACTTTACTTTCTGCCTCAACATAAAGGTACTTCAGATCTAAAATTTCTGGGATTATTCCTGCAACAGAATACTTTCTAAGATCTCTTTTTATGTTTTCTTTAATGGTGTTTGGTATAAAATCACCATTTCTTGGTTTTATACTAATAAAAACTTTTCCATACTGTGGAGGTATCAAATCTTCTCCACCATATACTGAAATTGACTCAGCTTCGGGGTAAATTTTGTTTGGAATTAAAATTTCAAAATCATTTGCTGTTAATGCCCTATTTTGTGTTGCATAAATTTGGGGAGCATACTTTCTAACAGATTCAACACTTTCAATTTCTTCACCACCACTGGAGGGTAACACTGCAGTAATCAAAGATATTCCGCTTGTTACTGGAAAAACTGTGCTGCCTTTAGTGTACTCTAATCTACCACTAAAAAGAAAATCAGTTATACCGTTTCCTGCAGGCCCAGAGGTTCTTATGTAAGATATTTCAATAACATTACCATTTTCCAATTTTTCTCCAAAAATTCCATCACCAAAAATTATTTCATATCTTTCATCTTCGACTTCTTGTAGAAAATAAATTTTTGAGTTCCCATTAATTGCAGAACCCATTTTTTCATCAAATAAGTTATCCTGACGAGAATATTTTAGACTAATAGTTGAGTTTTCTGTTGGTTTGACCTTTACAACTAACGTATCTAAGTCTATACCCGAATTTGTCAATAAAAATCTTTGATTTGCATTGGAAAAATCAACTTCATACGTTTGATTTACGACACTTCCCTCATAAACTTCAATTTCATCAAAAAGAGCTACCTGGTCAATAACAGGTGCGGTTATATCTTGAGTTATACCAAAAACAAATGATTGATTATTGAAGTTTCCACCAGATGCAGCGACAGGTCCCTTCTTTAAGGTCAGTGTAGTCGGTGGATCTGTGACATCTGAGAGATCTGCAAAGAAATTAATAGTTGATCTCGATGATTTTTTAGATCTAGGTACATATCCAATATTTCTTGCAAGAGATACAACATTTTCTCTTAATGTTGCACTATCAATGAATACCTCATTAGCAACCATATTGGTGTTATATGAGGTAATATATGTATTGTATGCTAATACATCAATAATTGTTGACAGATTGGATCCCTCAAAATCATAATCAGTGAAATTCGAGTATGTTTTTAAATAATTTTTGAGAGTATCTTTAATCTGGTCAAAATCCAGACTAGAAAAATTTAAAAGAGACATTTATCTTGTCGGTAGCAATACAAACTCTAATTGTTGTGGCGGAATATCAATGCCAATGATGCGATAAGTCAATTTGCAATCAAAAGCATTATTTTCATAATCTGGAAAAACTTCAACGGATATCAAAGAAACTCTTGGCTCATAATTATTGATTGAACTTTCAATCTCATCACGAATTGAAATTGCACTGATATCATCAATATTTTCAAAAAGCAATTTCGTTACGTTTGATCCAAAATCTGGATCAAAAAATTTCTCTCCGGGAGATGTTGAAACGATATTTCTTATAGAACGTGCAATAGCATTTGCATTTTTTAACACCACAAGATCATTATTCAGGGGATTTGCCTGAAAACTTGCGCTTATATCCTTAAAAGATTGACTTACCCGTTCTAAAGGCACAAAAATACAGCAATTATGTATTATTTATCAACCAAAAAGTGGTTCTGGTTCACTCTCAGGGTCAAAAAGTTCGCTCTCTTTGATTTTGTCAGTCTTTTTTGGAGTAATTTTGTCGTTGGCAATTTCACGAAGCATTTTTTGGTGCTGATCGTTAGCTAAATTGTCTAAAAAGTCGTTATTCGGAGTCATTTTCCTCTTTTTTGAATGAATTTTCGCGTTCTTTTGCGGTTTTCCAGAAATATTCGTCTTCACGACCCATTCCGAGTCGCTCATAACCATTTTCAACACTATAATATTCAGTTGAAACCTTAAAATCAGGCATTTTGGGGTCAATAGGAGTCAAACTGTTATCATAGATACGCATTCTATTGTTTGGATAGAGTGCATATTGTCCATTATCTAGTTCAATCAGGTTTGATGACTTGTGTTCAGCTGGATTTTCACTTGTTGCATAGTCAATGACATCAGGATCCTGGTGATAGTTGTCCAGAGTACACACATAGGTGCCCTTCTGAATGCCATAATCCCGTGTATACAGTTCATAGTCCATAGAGCCAATAAATTGCTTCTGAACTGCCACAACACCATAGTCCATACAGTTCCAGAACTGTAGGTTAGGAAGGTCCATATCGGGGTCTGGAAGCGCCGGAGACGAGAGAAACGCGCTTATAGGTAGTTTGTCATACATTGCCGCATATTCAGGCAAATACGTCTCAAAATAAAAAGCACGCCCAGGAATCGACTTTGCCGATACCCAGACGCCCTTTACAAATTCACCGTGACCTGATTGATGGTCAGTGAGATATTCTTTACGAACCCATACCTCAACCGAGGGGAGGTTACAAATAAGTGCAGCCATGATGAATTAATATATCTTCACCTATTTAACCACGTCCTTGTCCACGATAAGCTTTCTTTTTACCATTACGCGAGGACGCGGCCAATTTTGTATTCACCGAGCGGCCTTGACGAGTCTTTTTCGGTGGTGCCTTTTGAAAATCAAAGTTACCGCCACTAAACATTCTTGCCATTTCAACATTCCTCCATAGAGATTAAATTTGCATCAAACATGTCCTTACCTTCTGAAGGACTTTCATAATACCTTTCCGCAAGGTCTTGCATCACTTCGAGACACGCCTCGTGCGAGAGATTTTCATAGATTCTCTCTCCCGCATAAAGCACATTAAAACGAATCTCAGATGACACGAGTTTTCTCGTGACCGACTCTGATACGAGGATCGCACCAGATTTCATAGTCTGCATCCTTGGCATCAAGACAGAATGAGACATCCTCACCACACATGTCCTGTACTTCACCAGATTCAAAGACTTGCATCTTCGGAGCAAACCAAGGGTATTCCAGATTCTCAAAGACTCCGTGCTTAATCAATACCCAACCAAAACCTGTGTAATCAACAGTAAAAGGCTTCTTGCGCTTACTGATGGATTCGACAGTCTCGTGATTCATGACTCCACCATTCTTACGGAAGTCATCTTCTTCCAACCAGTGTGCGACAGAGGTTGTGTGTCCATCTTCAGTGGCATACCAACCAGCAGTAATCTCCTTCTCTTCACCTTCTGCAGGAAGTGCAAGATCACAGAGCTGCCAGAACTTGGTTGTATCAAAAACAATATCACTATCAATCCACAACTGATAGTCATACTGCAACTTACCATCCCATGGGATTTGCTTTGATCCACGGAGAACATTTGCACCCAATACCTTACAACGTGCAAAGTTAACCATCGATGAGTAATCTTGACTGATCTGAATACTCATACCATTCTGTACCATATCAAAGCACAGTTGTACAAAATTCTTTAGAAAGGTATATGAACATCCACGACCAGGAAGACAGAATACAATTGCCTTACCGCGCATCCGCTCCTTGATTGCATCGATATCCCATTCAGGTGCTTTTTGTTTCGGTGCAACAGTTTTAACTTTAAATCCTTTAGCCATAGTTTTGAATAACCTTCAGTTCAATTCTATCGTAGTATGTAGTCAGTGTCAATCAGTATGAATGTTCGGTTGTGTCCATAAAGGGGCGTTGTACCTCCTCATATGACAAATCCTCAAGAGTATAGTCGGTGTGTAATAAACCAACCATTCCCTTGAGGGTTTCCCATGTCTTATTAAATTGTGATTCACTTAAGTTATTGTATAAACATTCATTCTTTGCATAGATGTGATATATTTTAGTCATGTCTCCGTATGTGTGTTTACAGTATCTAGGAGAAAAAACTTAAAGGGGGCATTTTTGGCCCCCGAAATTTTTTCTTAGAATCTCAGCTCCTTTTGCCTTTACGCCTACAGTTTGCTGCTGCTTGCTTTGCAGTTTTTGCAGGACCAGAACGCTTGTCACGCTTACCAGACTTCGTGGTTTTGTACATAATAAAAATCTCAGAAATTTTTTTGAATAAAGTGAAATAGAGGTCGCGTTTTGTCACCTCTGTAGGTTAGGGTAGTTAAGCGTTTTTATCACGCCCGCCGCCATAATAACAACGACCGCCCTAAGAACTGTGCCTTAAGTGTTATTTTATCATGAGGGGTTAAATGATGTCAACCCCTCACAACAGATCAAAGCTCCTCTAGCATTTCGTTGAGTTCACAAATGTTGAGAGCTTCATCATCCCACTTCACACCGTCAGGAGTTTCGGGAGACATTTCAATCAACATGTGTGAGAGAGACTTATAACCGTGCTCAGCAAATCCGCGAGCAAGGTTATACAAACCCTCATCATTTCCCAACCAGAGAGCAACATTCCAGGTCTCGTAATTTGTCCAACCGTTGTAGGTTGTGTCTGTGAGATTTGTCTGGAAAGTGGTGGTCATAGAGTTTTGAATCATGCTTACACTAGAGGGACACTTTATGGGGCCGGCTTATGTTACCAACCCCTGAGTGACTATCAGTCTGCCTGTTGAAACTCCTCAGCAAAACTGTCAATCAGTGCCAGCAGTTCGTTACCATTAGCGGCACGATTCATCAGGGACAGCATCAGTTCACGGGTCATAGTCTGTGTGTGATTGTTATCTACACTATGGGAACACTTTAGAAGGCCGGCTGTTACCAACGCTCAGGAATGTGCAGGTCTTCAACATAAGCACTGACAGTCTCATTGCCTTCCAATTCAAATACATCTTCCCAATGAATCTGATGCGGGTCAAAATCTTCCATCACGTCAAGCTCTAGAGTGATGCGATACTTACTCTTTTGTGCGACACTATAAGAAACTGACATGATTGTGCTCCTGAGTGGTGATGTTCTAGTATAGGATCTCTCAGAAATATTGTCAACTACGCTGTCCGTATTTATAAGGGTCATTTATAATTTTTGACTGTCAATCCTCAGAAAAACTTATCAGCGCCCCCTTGACATTTTTGCGAGTCTCGTGTAAGCTTACGCACGGTAAGATCACAAGACCTGAGCACATTTATCAGCACTTATTCTACCATTAAAATCACCACAAATATCCTCCACAGATACTCCCAAGCACCTTCAGATATGCTGGTAAGTAACTCTAACATAAAAAACGAAAGTATATTTATAAAGCCTTTTTTAATTGATTTTTGAATACTTTTTGTATAAATGAATACAAAAAAGGGAGGATAACCAGTCCTCCCTCAGTATACCCACTTACCACTAATCGAGTCATTATCTGTACTCTACTCAGTATTATTATTTCTACCTTACGTGGGTAACTTTTGCTGCTGAGGCAAACCCTTTCCTCACCTTATTACATACCATTCATGAAGTCATGAATTGCTTCATGATACTCTTCTTCTGTGTTAAATGTTCTTCCATACATTGTTAATGGAAATTCTTTCTTTTGAAACATTGTTGATGCTACGGAAACATCTTGTTTGTCATAACCCATTTCGATTAGGTTGTTGATGTAAGGATTGTTAGTTGTCATACTATAGGAACAGTTTAGTGGGCCGGCTTGTTACTGATAAAGCGGAGTTACAGTGTGTCTAATGCAATCACGGCTTCCGACATACCTATCAACCCAGTTTACTAGTCTGTCAT